CGACCAGTTGCGTCCTTAATCTTTATACGTTCCTTCACAGGTGCGTACAAGTCTCGTGCCTTAGATGGATTAGCCTTAATATCACGCATCGTCATGCCAGTTGCGGCTGTAAGGTATCTGGCACCCACACGGTGATACCCTTCCTCATTACATAGGATAATACAGTTAGCACCCTGATGTGCAAAACCTCCCGGACTTGCAATCAGGCTGGCGTGAAACGATGTCTTACCTGTGTTGGGTCTAGCACCAACCTCAATCAAGTGTCCAGCATTTACCCCTTCTACCTTACGAGCAAGTGAAGGAATGTTGAATACCCAACGTGCTTCTAAATCGTTTCTATCAAGCAAAGTTTCCAATTCAATGTCCTCCCAATCAATATTCAAATTAGGCGTAAAGTCATCTCCGTATTGCTCCAGTAATAAACGAAGAGGCTCAAGGCTAGACTTGTCTCCATTCACATAGTCAAAACCAAGATTAGCAATGTCCTCCCCGATAACTTGCTGAAATAGTTTAGAAAGAACTTCCTGTGCAATATCCTCTCCCATAGGTTGTTCTTTTTTAATCTTCTGAAACAAAGAAGAAAAAGAGTTCTTCTGTGCTGTTGTCATAGTTGGATTGTTTGCTAAGAACAGTGCCTCAATCTCGTCTGGTGTTACTGTTCTTTCGTAACGATCCATAGCTTTGTCGATAGCCTGTTTAATCTTTCGTACATCCTTACTAAACAAACGGTCAGGGCATCTTGCCCCACGGTGGTCATCATAAAATGATTTGTCCATTAAACTTCTAATCAGTGATAATTCCATTTAAATTCTCCATATCTGTCGGGTTACGATATTTCAAGTCATCTTTAATTCTAAGAACACGAACATCGTTAACATGTCCTCTTAATTCTTTTGCAAACTGCAACGTCTTCGGTAGCGCATCGGGGTCAAGTGCTACAATGGCTGTTGAGAACTGCGAGAGAAATCCTTTATGCGACTCTTGCAAAGAAGTGCCAAGAAGCGCAACCCCGACAAAGGAACCGTAACCAACAACGGCTGCACTCACACAGTCCTCAACAACTACAGCGACTTTACCACACCCATGACTGTATGGCAAGCCACTTTTTCCATATTTTTTCCATTTAGGTAATTTTTTTCCTAACGCACGGCCAGTGGCATCTACAATTTTATCCTGATGGTACACAGGAAACACAACACGATCTTCCTTTACGTCATACAACAGACCAAGTTTAGTTTCATCAATGCCCCACTCAGCACACCATTTTATCAAGTGTCTGGGGTGTCTATTAGAAACTACGTAGGTAGGTAACTCAAATGTATCTTCTGCAAATTCTTTTACTCCAGAGAAGCCAGTACGTATATCCTCTACAGATAAATGCACTCTGTCGCTACCCTTGATACCACAACTAGCACGAAAGCAATTCCATAAAAGTGAACCCATGTTATTGGTCACTGTAAATGTACGCTCTCCACAATTAGGACATACCATTCTTTTTGTAGTTCCATTAGGTATATTTAATTCATTTATATGTTTATACACATTAGTGTTATAAATATTATTCATGTAATATCACCTTCCTTTGCGGCACTTGGTATGCTTTTACCATGTATTTTTCGCTCAGTCAATGCAAAATTTGCACTTTTTAAAGTATTTTTCATGTAAGGTTTTACTGACGCTGGATTAGAGTGTCCAGTAACCGACATGATTTGTGCCATACCGACACCTGCCTCAACCATTTCTGTGGTGCCTGTACGCCGAAGGTCAGCCAAACGTAGTTCTTTAGGTAGACCTGCATCATCCATGATCCTTCTGGCAAATAGAGGCAACTTTTGCAGTGAATAGGGTCTGTATTCACCGTTAATTGGATTAGGTCTTGGTGCTATGTACTTCTGAAACCCAAAATCCTCTTTCTGTTGCGACAACATATCGCACAAGTCATCTGAAATAGGCAAATGAACATCCGCTTTACGCTTTGATTGTTCAAGACGCATAGTCTTTGTGTCAAAGTCGATGTTATCCCAAGTCAAAAGGCGCATATCACCAAGCCGCTGACACCATTCGTATGCCATGTGTGCAATAAGACCGATGTTACGAGTGCTAAAATCGCCGTAGGCGGTGTCTAAGAACTTTCTGACATCCTCCCTACTCCAAACTGTCTTACGCCTCTCAGCGGCTCTCCTACGCACGTTTGAGAAGGGGTTTATTGTACATAGTTCCATTCTCAGACCGTGATTGAATACAATACTGGATGCAGACATGATATGATTTGCCATATGAATGCCCTTTTCACACCAGCCATCGTAAGCAACTTTAGCCATGCGAGTGGTCAAATCATTGATGTTGAGAGTGGACAGAGCCTGTCCGTCCACCTCAGTGTTAAGCATAACATTTATGAAATATTCATACTGTTTCTTAGTTTCATCTCGTATGTTCCTGAAATCATACGATTTGTAGTAATCATTTACTAACTTGAGTACCTTCATGCAGCAATACTCCGAAACTGCGGTGAGTCAATCCACTTAGCAACCTCATGCTCTCTGGCCCACATAGATTCAGCCTGTGTATCATTGCCAGTGTTACGAAGGTTGAACCCATTACGCTCATCAGCATATGTGGCGTAGTTAGTGAAGGCAGAATACAATGCCCATACGTTGCGACCACGAACACTGACCTCTTGATTATACAAGCCGTACATTTTCTCTGACTTGCGGTCAGACTTAATGATGCTCTCAAGCAATGCCTTAACGTCAACAGTCATCAGGCTTGTCTCAGCCCATGCTTGAAACTTGTCTGCTGTCGCATAGAAGTCATTTACTGATGTCTCAAGTTCCTTGATAAACAAATCAAGTGAAAAGTTTGCTGTATTCTTTTTCTTGATCTTGTCGTAGTCGCCTGTGACCATGCCGTTGGTACAAAAGAAGTCGATAGCACCGAAAAAGACCATGTTACTGCATGAACCATCAATGCCATGCAGGGCAATCAGGCGTGGTGCAATGGTAGTGCTATGCTTGTCTGTGACAATCTTACGAAGAACATTTGGCATAACCATGTCCATCATGGCCCACGCATTGTTACGAGCGGTCTTATAGTTGATGTTCATGTTATCACAGTACTCTTCGCCAAGAGTTTTAGACACTGCGTTGTGTGCTTTAGTGAAGAAGTCACCGTGGCTGGCGCAGTTAAACTTGTGTCCAACGATACCAAGGTACTCACCTGTATTGCCGTTGATGACGTACTTTGATTTGTCAAACTTGGTCTGCTCAAAGACAACAGGGAAGTTCAGGTTCTCAGGTACAATCTCTTGTGGTGTAAAATCTAATGGCATGATAATTCTCCTTTCGTGTTCGTTAACTGTTACTGTGTTATATCACTAGCAGATCATAAAGTAAAGACCGCTAGGATAAAAAATATTACTAGTCCAATAATAATGTCCATATAGTTCTCCTATCTAATCCCATCTGTAAAACATATGTTGCCCTATTTGTACAATAGGTGTCTTGGTTTCTGCCCATTCAGGCAGGACGTAGGTTGCATGATAATGCGTGGCACCTTCAACGAAGTCATCTAGGTTGCCATAGTACACGCCATGTGCAATACGCATTGCCTCCTGCCATGCCTTCTCATCTTTTACCTCATCTGATTTGCCGTCACAGTACCAACTAAACTGGCAACGATGACGCACAGGGAAGTCAGACTTCCATGAGTATGTCGGGCCTTGTGTAACTACATCACACACATTGTCAGGGTATCTATTGTCTTTGACCCTGTTCATTACCACTTGGGCTACCGCAACCTGCCCAATGAAGGGCTGGTCACGTGCCTCGTGATACACATTGAGTGCTAGGCATACAAGTGCTTCAACAAACATTAGTCCGCATCCTCTTCATCCCACTGATAATCAGCGTACCAGTTTCGTTCAAAGTCTTTACTGCTTGGCTGATACAAACCTAAACGCCTAGCAAAAAAATCATCAGCACCATCTAACTCACGAATAATATCATAATCAATGGGTGCCTTATCGTGTGTGGATGTGTTAAAATCCTTGATAGCATTGATGATGCTACGAATACGTTCAATCTCGTATCCTTCCAATTCAATCTTAATTTTCCTTTTGTTCATTTTGATTCTCCTTTAGCCAGTGTTGAAACTCTTTGTGTCCACCTATGTGTACACCGTCTAACCATACCTGTGGCACTGTTGTGTACCCACGCCTACGAAACCAACGCTTAAGCCGTGGATTAAGTTCACGGTACTTGTAAGGTATAGCATACAGGTCAAGGTCATTGCAAAGCAATTCGCAATAGACGCAACCGAATTGTCCGATTACTTGTATCATGTTTTCATACTCTCCCATAATTTATCTACACGACTTTCTAGCACACCGATTGCAGTGTGTATGTGTCCAGTATCGTGTGGTTGCAGTTGTTCTCTTAGGAAATCAATCTCATCCAGCAATGCAGATATGTGTTGCATAAGATGTTTCCTGTCTATGAAAGGTCTGTATTCACTCATTGTTTCATTCTCCTTTGGGTAATATACCTCCACATCACACTCACAATTAGGGCAGTGTAGGGCAGTCATCATTGAATAGTATTCATTCTCATGGTCAAGGTCAAAGTCACTGCCCCAGATAAGTTCTGTCTTACAGTTCC